GTAACTTCGCCATCGTTCCGCATTTTCAGGATAGCGTCGGCGACAAACTCCAGCGAGTTACCGCTCCCCTTTGCGATGTCGCCAAACACTTTGAGCGAGTCGCCGATAGAGCCAATCTCAAAACCTTCAATCTTCAGGCGACGAACGGTTTCAGCGATTGCCGAGTCATCGAACTGACCAGCCCCAAAATCAAACGTAAGGTCGCGAAGGTCGCGGAACTCGGCGAATGAATCGGCAATGCCACGCACCCGCATCTCGATCTGCTCGGTGCTGTTGGCTAGATTCGAGATATAAACCTCACCGGCGTTAGCCGCATTACCAACCGCTGCTATTGCGTTGGCCGTTAAGTCAATCGGATCGACCGACAACCGGAAGCGTGCGGCAAGCTCGCCCATGATGGACGAAACGCGATTGGCGCCGGTTTGCAGCGCTTGCGTCTCCATTCCCACCTGGATTGCCAACCGGCTTACGGTGTCAGCCATTCTTTAATCCGTGCTCTTTCTTTAGCCGCTCAAGTTCCGCGTCTGCCTGCTCCCATCCTTTTTCAGGAAAGATCGGAAGAGGATTTTCTTGGCGGAATTGCATGGAACTTGCGGAATCGCTTGGCCCCTTCGTTCTCTGCCGGGGCCTACAATCCCCCGTCTATGGTGCCTCGAAACTCCGATGAGTTCTGGATCTACGATCCTTTTCGCCAGGAATACCGCTTGGTGAAGCAGCGGGCTACAAGTGGCTTCAAGAAGTACTACCATTAGGAGGTCTACAATGCGCTTCAAGCGCCGTCGTCGCTTCTCTAAACGCCGCCGTTTTAGCGGTTCTCGCCGTCGTCGTTCTTCAACTCGTCCGATGCGTATCGGCTATAGGATGTATATGTTGCTCTGCCGAAATCCTTATATCGGCTATGGGGGGGGTGCATATGGCTGTGGTCAGTGCATCCCTTGCCGTATTAACCGTCGTCGTATGTGGACTCACCGGATTATGCTTGAGGCTACTCAACACGGTGTGAATAGCTTCTGGACTCTCACATACGATGATGAAAAATTGACCTTTACAGATGGAGGTCTACCGACACTTGTAAGAAAGGATTTGACGGACTTTATAAAGCGGCTTAGAGAGGACTATCGTCCACTCTTGCTGAGGTACTTCAATGTCGGAGAATACGGGTCCCAAACCGAGCGACCCCATTACCACCTTGCGCTCTTTAATTTCCCCCCCTGTGCTTTCGGATCTACTCGGCAGAAGCGATCAGGAAATTGCTGCCCAATTTGCGATCGTGTCCGAAGAATATGGGGTCACGGAATCATTCATTCGGGCAAGTTGGAGACAGCTAGTGCTGCGTATGTCGCGGGTTACGTCACGAAAAAGCTCACCTCGAAAGAAGATCCCCGGCTCAAAGGTCGCGCGCCGGAGTTCGCAAGCATGAGTTTACGTCCGGGAATTGGTGCTGGTTTTATGGATGAGGTCGCATCTACGCTTCTTCAGCATGACCTCGAGCAGCTCCCGGACGTCCCGTCTTCATTGGCTCACGGTGGTCGTAACATGCCGCTGGGCCGCTACCTGACAAGGAGGCTAAGGGAACGCGTTGGGATGGATCCGTCTGCGCCGGAATCGACACTGGAAGCTCAGAAGGAAAAATTGCGGCCTCTGCGCGAGGCTGCGAACCAAGCTCCAACGTATCGTAAAGAAACGTTCAAGAACTTGATAATTGACACTTATAGCGCCCAGGCTGGGCGCATGGAAAATCGGTCTAAAATCTACAAGAAACGGGAATCGTTATGAAGAGATCAAAATTCAATCTCTCTTACAACAAGCTGTTCTCATGTGATATGGGCGAACTTATACCTATCGGTTTAACTGAGGTGTTGCCCGGTGATACAGTCCAACATTCGACGAGTGCTCTCATTCGCTGCGCTCCTCTTCTTGCTCCTGTTATGCATCCCGTTCGAGTTGCTATTCATCACTGGTTTGTGCCTTTCAGACTGGTGTGGGAAGATTGGGAGGATTTCATTACTGGTGGTAGCGATGGGATGGATGCTTCTGTCTTTCCTACTATCGATATGCCCGCTTCTACCGGTGCGGCTATCGGCTCTCTTGCCGATTATTTGGGTGTTCCAACTGGTATTGCTGATTTGGAGGTTAGCGCCCTTCCTTTTCGGGCCTATGCTTTGATTTGGAATGAGTTTTATCGTGATCAGGATCTTCAAACAGAGCTGGTCATTAATGAGGCTTCTGGGGCGGATACAACTACCAATACAGCGCTTCAGAATGCTGATTGGGAGAAGGATTATTTTACGTCTGCACGGCCTTGGGAACAAAAAGGTCCGACAATTACGATCCCTCTTGGTACGTCTGCTACTGTGACCACTGATGCTGCTGCTGATGCTGATGTCAGTGTGTTTTCTGGAGGTTCCTATCGGAAGCTCGATAGCGATAACGTGGCTGTTCAGCGTAGCTCTACTGCTGGTGTCTCTGGAAATCAGCTGTATGCTGATCTTTCTGGTGCTTCGGCTATTACGATCAATGCGCTTCGGGAGGCTATGGCGCTCCAACGCTATGCGGAGGCTCGTGCCCGCTATGGTTCACGTTACGTGGAATATCTCCGTTATCTTGGGGTCCGGTCATCGGATGCTCGTCTACAACGGCCCGAGTATCTCGGAGGGGGTCGACAAACTATTCAGTTCTCTGAGGTCCTCCAAACAGCTGAGGGAGCAACTACACCTGTCGGTGAAATGCGAGGTCATGGCATTGCTGGAATGCGATCCAATCGATATCGGCGTTTCTTTGAAGAGCATGGGCTGGTGATTTCGCTCATGACTTGTCGTCCTAAGACGATCTATGCTCAAGGTTTGTTTAGGACATGGAACCGTCGTTTTCGTGAAGATTTTTGGCAGCGTGAGTTACAGCATATTGGGCAGCAGGAAGTGCTGAATAAGGAGGTGTACGCGGCACATGCATCTCCTGATGATACTTTTGGGTATCAGGACCGCTACGACGAATATAGGCGGTCTGAAAGCTTTATTGCTGGTGAGTTCAGGGATACTAGTCTGGACTATTGGCATATGGCTCGGATCTTTGGTTCTACCCCGGCGCTTAATGCGTCTTTTGTGTCCTCTGTCCCTACCAAACGTGTGTTTGCGTCTACGGATACGGATGGATTATATGTGACTTGCAAGCATTCTATTCAGGCGCGTAGAATGGTTGCGGCTACTGGTAAGAGCTACATTTACTGAGGTGATCTATGCGACTTGATGATGCTGGGCAGATTGCCCTTGATGATCAGCTCCAGCCGCGTCGGCCTGGAGATCCTAAACCGGGCCGTGAAGCGGCACCGGTTTTTGAACAGTCTGTTCAGTCTCGCTACCTTGATGAGGCTGGACGCGAGTTGCCGAATCCGATTCCTCTATCTCCGCCAGTCGGTTACAAGAAGGCTCCTTCTATCGCCGATCAAATGCGGGCGATGATCCGGCAGGCTTCCTATGAGGCGTCTCAAATGGGCGCTGAGACAGAGGAGGAAGCCAACGATTTCGATGTGGGTGAAGATATGGAACCGCATTCTCCGTGGGAGCATGACTTCGATATCAACCCGGAGTACGAGGCTCTTTTGGCGTTGCAGTCGGCTCCGCCAGGAACGCCGCCCAGAGCGTCAGCCGCACCGCCCGCCGCGCCTCCTTCGGCGCCGCCAGTGGCGGACCCCCAGCACCAGGCCCCGGTCGCGGGTACGGCGCCTGGTTTGCCGCAAGGCGCTCGATAAGCGGCCAGGGGGAGGGCTAAGCGCCCTCCCCCTTCTTTTTCCACTGCCAAGCCCTGACGAGCCGGAGCTGGCCCCGTTGGGGCTTTACGCGGCCCAGATTGCTGCTAGGAACCTCGAGGTCGGCACCGCGCCGGCTCTGTCTTCTCCGCAAATGCGGGACTCTCGCCGCGACTTGCGCGGTACTCACCACAGTTCACTCCCTTGATGTGAACTGTGCTAGGTGACAGGAAAGGCTAGGCCGATATGGCACGGAAGAGATCAACACGTCAGCGCGATTTCTCAACTCCAAACCAATCGCTAGACGTGCTGCTGACGTTCAAACTTCGGCCGCCGCCTCGATTGTTACCTCTACCTTTTCCCGTGCCTCAGGCCGTCTTTGCGTCGGTCGGTTCCGACCGGCGTCTGTACCGGCCCGACCGCTCCACGCGTCCGCCGGCGACCAACAAGCCGGGCGCGTCTCGAGTGCAGGTCGGCCGTCGCCTCTCGTCTCTGAAATTCGCCGATCCTCGGTTCGTTTCGATCTGTGTACGGCGTCAACAGCGTAAGGAGGTGTTGTTTGCCCGCAAGCTCACCCGCAAGGGAGCGGGCGCTAAGAAGAGGAAAAACTTTTGGAGTGATATATCATGTCGTTCTTAGCTGCTATTCCAGCTGCTGTTGGAAACATTGTAGGAGGTTTTTTAGGCTCTCAAGAAAAGGACAAGGACCGCAAGCTACAAACTCAATTTGCGAAGGAAGGCATTCGCTGGAAGGTCGAAGATGCAAAAGCTGCCGGACTCCATCCCCTCGCCGCGCTTGGTGCGCAAACTGCGTCGTTCTCACCCGTCAGTGTTGGCGGCTCAGACATTGGCACCGGTCTCGCCGCCGCGGGCCAGGATATTAGCCGTGCTATTGATGCGACACGAACTAATCCGGAACGCCTGGATGCGTATACGCGAACGGTTCAAGCGTTGAACCTGCAGCGAATGGGATTGGAAAATGATCTTCTCAGCTCACAGATTGCCAAAATCCGTCAGGCAGGCAATCCACCGGCGATGCCAACGGCAACGGACCGGTATCTCATTGAAGGCCAGGGAAATACCACGACTCTGGTTAAGGACGATCCGCTCGAACGTGTATCGGCTGCACCGGGTCAGCCTTCGACAGAAGCGGGTGCTGTTACGGATATGGGATATGCTCGAACAACATCAGGCTGGGCACCTGTTATGTCAAAAGATGTCAAAGACAGGCTCGAAGAAGACCTTATCGGCATGCTTACCTGGAAC